TGCGCGTCGGTATACTTTAGGTTCGAGGCTTTATCAAAGCGGGCAAGCTCAGACTCAGCGGTCAGGACAATTACATCCCCATCAGCCGCGCCGACACTTAGCTCCATCTGATCCATCGCGCCTTCCCAAACGATAGTCGGGTCAGCAATCAGCACATCATTAGCGTTCAGGACGCCTAGATAAACCGTGACGGGCTGAAGGTAGTAGTCTTCAGTGAGCGCAGCGCCTGAGATCGTTGCGTCTAATCCAGAGAGTGAGAGCGTGATCTTGTACGGGCTGATCTCCGCGCCTTCTTCAAGCTGACTGATCTCGCCAAGGTCGCCAGTACCCAGCCAATCATTGCCACCCCATGTGTAGGTGCCGATGGAGTTGTGCAGGTACAACGTCCCAGACGGGAACTCCAACTTGGCAAACGTGACGAGCGCGACGTGATCGGATGATAGCGCCGTTAATACGTCTGATGGGAAACCCCGACTCATGCTAGAACGTCCTCGACAGCGTCAATCCTGAAGTTTGACGATATGTCTGTCTGCGTCTCCCATGACGCTGGGCCTGCGAGCATAAACACCCCAGAGACGGGTGTGAGGTAGTCCACAAGCGTATTGTCCGCTGGCGTCTTCCTGATAGGTGGTGCAATAGACAAGGTGACGTTGCCCGATGCGTCTGAATTAGCATCGACCACAACCATGTGCAGTTCGTTGTTGAACGAGATGTAGTCACCCGCTCTCAGGTAGTTGTTGACGTTTGCCGTAGCACCATCGCACACCAGAGCGGTTCCTGACTGACTAGCTCCGTTGATTAACAACGTGCCACCACCCGCACCCCTTCGAGTGTAGGAATGGTCGTGTAACGTGAATCTGTGCTGCTGACCGTTTAGCTTAACCAAGAAAGCCTGCATCTCTTGGCGATCATCACCCTTGAGGTTGGAGAACTGCAAGCTGGCTTTCCACAATGAACCTTTGCGCGATGACGTTTGCACTGCGTTAGTCAGTGGCGATTGAAACGTGCGCGTGTTGGCTACAAGCTCAAACGTGTTCGTGGTGGGTGTGATGCTAGGGAATGCAAATGTGGTCATACGAACCGTCTCCTACGCATCAAGTCTTGGATCGTCATTATAGTCTGCTGACTGGTCTGGGCCATAGCTGATTTGATCTTCTGGTCTACATCAGCGCCAGATCCGCGAGCGTCCACGTTGTTGATAACAGTCACGCCCCCGCCCATCTTCTTGTTGGGTACGATAGAGCCAGACTGATTGGGCACGAACATCTCAGGCCCACGCTCTCCCACCATGTATGGCTGTCCAGACTGAACAGGCCCACCGATAGCTTTACCGGTCAGACCCTTGGCGAACGACAAGAACCCGCCAGTAATTTTGTCGATCACAAACAATTGAATGGCTTGCATAATCAGGCTTGCTGCCATCTGCTTGAATGCGTCTTTAACAGACATCGTGCCTTTAACGACGCTCATCAGTCCGTCGGACATGTTCTTCATCGTCGTATTCGCCATCTTGTCCATCTGCTCTTGTACAGTTGGCAGATTCTCTTGCAGTTTAGTAAAGCTGTCGTTTAGACGATCAGCAATGGTGGGGGCGCTAATATCTTTACCATCCAATCCCTGAGCCGCAGCGGTAACGTCTGCAACGGATTCTGCTGCCTTTCTGTTGGCAACGATGAACGCTTCCATGCTTACAACCAAATCAGAGCCTGGGTTTGATTTTTTCAAACTTTCCAGCGCCAATTCAGTCTTGGCTATCGCAGCCGGTAGAGCGCCGACTAATTGCTCGCCTGTTGTGGTTATGGCCTCCATACCGATAAGACCACCAACCATGCTGTCAGCCATGTCGTTGTATTTTTTTATGAAAAAGTCCAACACCGGCGTTAGCTTCTGACCGAATGCGGCGGCTAACTGCAAGACGCTCAGTTCTGCCGTCTTAAAGACGATCTGGACTCCGTGAATCATGTTCCTAACAACGCCAAAGGCTTTGACTACCCCGCTGGCAACCATCTGGCCTATGCGACCAAACTCAGATGTATCTAATGCGGCTTGTCTAAACGCATCAGCCACAAAAGTGATGATTGGCGAGAATGCCACAGCAAGTTGATTAGTCAGGCCAGTGAACACAGCCTTAAGCCTAGTGATGGCATCGTTCGCAGCTTCCATCTGCGCTGTGTCAGTGCGAGAGAGCGTCACACCGAAGTGCTCGGCTTCTGCTGTCATGGCTTTCAGTGCTTCAGACCCACCGCCAAGAGTGTTGACCAACGCCACACCCTCACTGTCAAACAGTTTCATGGCTATGCGTACTTTGTCAGCCTGACTGTCCAAGCCTTGCATGGCATCAGCCACGACGTTCATCTGTTCGTCTAACGGCAAGCGGGTCAGAGTCTCGGCATCAATACCAAGCTCACGGAGTGCGCCCTTAGCCTCTCCAGTGCCCTTAGCGGCCTCTGCAGCGCGTCTGGTGAAACGCTGCATTGCCATGTCCATCGTGCCTGTGGACACGCCTGTAAGCTCTGCTGCGTGTCTTAAACCCGCCAACGCTTCGGTGGTGACACCTAGCTTGTCAGCAGTCTTAGCTAACGCATCCCCCGCGTCGATTGATGACTTGATCAAAGCGCCGAAACCACCAGCGCCAACCGCGCCGATTATGGCGGTCTTGAGGTTTAAGACCTTACCAGCGAGGCTCTTGAGTCCGGCGGTAGCCTTTCCAAAACCGCTCTTAGTTTTGTCCAGAGCCTTAATGACAATCTGAACTGTCTGGTTAGCCATCTTCTTGCCTCTCGCCCATTATCTTGTAGTAGGCGAGCCATTCGTTGAACTCTGACAACGACATCTGCTCGGCCTCTGCGATGCTCATATGTAACCGATCAGCCAAAGCAACTAGGTTGAACCTTAACTGATCGGACTTTAGTTTTTTTCCTGATCCTCGACGGACTCGATCTCGGCAAACATCTGTTCAGCAATGCTAGATATTACGCCGGTCTCCTCGCCCATCAGGTCTGTTCTATCTTCTGCAGACGTAAACAACCGAGAACCACTTTCGTCACTGGCTTTCATAACGATTAGGTCGATCATTGCCGCCATCGTCGTGTTTTCCATGAACTTCGGGTGCTTCTTCTGAAGTTGGTTTATGTCGTAGCAGGTGATCGGGAAGCAATACATGGCAAAGGGCTGTCCATCTGGATCAGCCCATGCCGCAACCTCGATCTTTCGAGCATTCAATTGTCTTCTATTTCGTAATTCTTTAGCTAAACCCATTGTGGGATTCCTTTATGCAGTTGCTTCGGTAACAGCTCCTGAGACTTGTAGCTCAAAGCTGCCCTCTACCATACCATCAAAGGACGCTGTAATTTCTTTGCTCGTCAAGATTCCACCACCACTGTAATACTTCTCACCAGTGCCAGTTCCCGTTGGGTACAGTTCCCAATCAAGTGCTGCGCCAGAGTCCATTACCAGTTGGACTGCGTCAGCGTCGTCCCAGTAAACGTCCATAGAGAGAGTGGCAGAAGTGAGAGAGGACAAGTATGTGCGAGCGGTATCGCCCATCACACTGTCTTCTATCGTGTCTGCTGATTCCGAGAGCGTGAAGCTGCGGACTTCACCCATAGCAGCGACACTGCCGCCACTTACCGCCAATTTGACTACGCCGCTTGAGCCTTTAGTCGTTGCCATGATTAAACCCCTTTAGGTTGTTCCACGAGTGTACTGGTACTCAATGCGTACCGTTAAAATCACCCCACCGATGGGGGTAATACTTCCGTCGTCGGTTTCCACGCTGACAATCTGTGTGTCGATTGCGTGTCCGCCGCGTGATCTGTCTTCGTCAAGTTTCTCTTCGATAGACTCGACGATGTTATTCCTTGCTTGATCCAAGCCTGTCCCCTTCACATAGCAGACAAGCTGGTAATCAATCGTGCCGAACCGCTGAGTCATGCTCCCACCCACGGTTCCGTCTTCCCTGTTTTCGTTTGTCGTTCTAACCAACACCGCTGGGTATTGCGCGTTGCTTAACTTGTCAAAATCAAACGGTTCGCGGGTCACGAACTTTATGTCTGTTGGCGTGGTCACTGCTTGCAGCGAAGTCACCAGATTTCCTGCAATGCTCTCTCTCACGCTCATAGCTTTAACTGCTTCCTGAATACGTCAGCCAGACGCTTTTCTTCTTTGTCGTTAAACCCAAAGAACGGTCTGATTCGGTTGTTGAACGCTGCTTTCTTGGCTTGTGTCGCGTTGTCGAAGTACAACATGGCCTCGTTTGAGCTTGTCACTTTGGCCTGCATAGAGCGCAGCATGTCCCCTTCGTTCTCAAGGTCTACCGGTGTCGTGGGATACCCAGCAGCTTTCAGCCACTTCAGGTACTTCTTTGGATACGGCGCAAACTTGCCGTTGATGCCCATGCCATCCTCAGTACGGTTTTCGATTATCTCTTTGCCTTTGATCGCCGCCGCCCTAATACCACTCGTCACGCCACGCTTCACATCACGCCGCTGCGCTCTTGTGATCTTGGTAAAGTCTTCAGGGAAGGTTTTGACTTCGATCTTCAGGCTCATCGTGTTAGCCGTCCATACGACACAATGCCGCGCTCATCGTCTTCAATGGTGCCGCTGTTGTCATCGTCGTACTCGACACCGTCAGCGAATACAGCAACCAACTCTTCGTTGTATCGCTGCTGGTAGAACGTGATCATGTTCAGGAATCGGTCGTCCTGTACCCAGTTTGTAAGCTGGGGGAGAGCGTACTTCCACAACACCAGATAGGCGTTGCAGCGAGTCCACTGGGAATCTGTCAGATAAGCCGGAACCATCTCGCCTGCGATCTGCTTCTTGTACCACCACTCATTGCGGATAGTACGGGTCAGATCGGTCTGCGCCTTCGCGTGTTCAGTTGCGAATGATGTGATGCCGAAGTCCAAGATGTCGGGGACAAGGGCTACCAGATCGGAGTCTTGAGAAAATGCCATTACCACTTCACCTTGTCAGCCCAATACGCGGCTGATGCTGTTTTGTCTTTGCGCCCTGCTGCTATCTGCTTGGCGAATCTGGCCTTGAACGATCTGCGTTTGGCCTTGTCCGCTTCACTCTCACCCTTTCTTGGTGGTTTGTTCTCTGCACCCTGCAAGCCAAAACGGATCAGACGAACCTTGTCGCCCTGCTTTGCCAATACTGCATGGCTCTTGTCTGGATGCTTGGGTGTTCGCTTGGGCTTGTTGTAGCCCTCGAACCGTTCACCACGGTATGTGATAGCCAATAGAACCTCCAAAAAGAGACAGCCCCACCCCGAAGGGTGAGGCCATCTAAACGCTTTAGATAGCTGCGTCGAACAGCATCTCAACACCGTAGGTATCGTCAAGCTCACCCACACCGTAGATAGCGGTGGCGTTAAGCTCAAAGGCCCGTAGTGATGCGTCACGTTGCGCTTCGATTTGGAAGTCACGCTTCATAGCGATAGCCAAAGCTTCGCGTGAGAAGACAGCGCCCTTCGCGTCATCGTTGCCGTCTACTGCTACGTTTGCAGACTCGTAAACGTCGATGCCAGCGATAGTTCCAACGTAAGCGTTAACCATAGCCGTATTCTGCGCGTCACCACCGTTGGGGTTAGCGAAGGTATTGGTTAGGTTGGCTTTCAGTTGATACGCTTGGAAAGGGTTCACAACAGCGAAGATCTCGCCCTGTGCCTTGTTGTTACGCAAGGTAGCAGCAGCTTTGAACAGATCAGCAACAGTGATCTCTTGAGCGGCAGCGCCCAGAGAAGTGCTGAAGCCGTCGAACAATGCGATCAGATCGACGTCCATCTTCGTGGCGATAGCGTTACCCAGTACCGTACCCAACTCTTCAGCAGGGTTGCCAGCGCCCATTGCAGCCAAGTCAGTCAATACTACTTGTGCGCCCACCTCACCAACGGTGATTGAAACGGAAGAAGTAGAGACAGTCGAACTGCTCATGTCGGTGCCTTCGGTCAGGTCGGCGGCAGTGATCGCAGGGTACTTAGGCACCTGAATCGTCTTACCAGCTTCGTCGCCGATGTTGTACTGAGTAACCAATCCCATCATCAGGGATTCTTCTTCAGCGGTGAATCGTGCCTGAGCGATGATATTCGCAAACAGGTCGTCAAGGGTTGTGCTAGTTGTAGCAGCCATATTAGTAGTCCTATGTCAGAGTGGTTTATTTGGTTTTCTTCTTGAACGCACGAAAGGCTTCCCGCCCTCCATCGTTCCAGTTGTCTACCATGTCAGCCACAGATATAGGCTTCTGCGTGGAGCCACCAGCCATCCCCTGCGTGCCAGCGCCACCTTGGGAGGCTCTGACGAAATGCGGGTTAGCCGTAAGAAAGTCACCCACCAACTCATCAACAGAGAGGGGGTCGGCTTTGTCGTTGTATCTTACCGCGCCGTTGTCGTC